GGTTCTTTGCGGTCCAGACCTTGCGCGCCTTCAGGACGTAGCTGCCGTCGACCGGCTCGACGTTCTGGATGTCGATGACGATCTGCGGGCCGGAACTCACCCCGGCATTGTCCATCATCGCCCGGAACGCACCGTTCAGCGCCGCCTGCGGATCGCGCAGGATGGCAGGCATGCCGTAGCCAAAGATCGATGCCTCGTCCTTGATCAGGGTGAACACCGAGTAGATCGTCTCGCCCGAATCGTAGGGGTACAGCGCGAACTTCAGAATCTCGCCCTGACAGAACCAGATGCAGGCGTTGACCGACTTGAGCGGGTCAATCTCCTCGACCTGCCGCAGCCCCTCGCGGGCGATCCCGGACACCGTCTCGTCCTGACTGGTCAGCATGTGCAGGGCGATGTCCTGCATGTCCTGCGGTTCGAGCGGGCCGTAGTATTCGAAGATGTGATAGAGGTCGCCGGTCACCTGCTGGGTGGCGGCGCGGATGTTGCGCAACTGGGCCAGATAGGACGGTGCCGAGGTCGACGGCGACAGCATCAGCAGGCGGCGGATGGCGTCCTTGTCGAAGCCGTCGAGGTGCTGAAGCTGGCGCAGCATGCGGCGGTTCATCAGGTGCCGCTCGAACGTGCCGTTGCCGTCCTCCATCCTGACGGCGTCCATGTCCGGGAAGAAGCCCCAGATGTCCACACTTCTGTAGGCTGGCCGGTCGCCGGTCGAGATTTCCAGCCGGTGTTCGCCCTGCTCGTCCGGCCTCCAGCCGCGGCGCACCCTGTCGCCGGTCACCGGCCCCTTGGTCACCCCGGTGCCCAGCTTGACGGCCACGTCGATCTGGTCGCGCTTGACCGACTGGTAAAGGCACTCCTTCAACTGATCATCGATTTCCTTCTCCATCAGGTCGGAGCGCTTGCGGCCCTCCTCCAGTTGGGCGTTCAGGGTGCGGGCATATTCCTTGGCGGCGTCAGCCTCCTGCGCTGCCACCTGTGCCTGCTGCTGCATGCCAGCCATCTGTTCTGGCGGCACTTGGCCCCCGGCCTCTTGAGCCTGCTCCTGCGCCTGTACGGGAGCCGCGGCAGCCTGTTGAGCCTGCTGGGCCTTCTCCTGCGCAGCGGCTGCGGCGGCGGATGCCTCGTCAGAGAGGCGTGGGACCGGCGTCGGGCTGATGCCCCAGTTTTTCTCATCGGTCGGGAACAACAGGTCTTTCAGCCGCGCCCCCAGAGCGTCGGTCTTCGGACGGGTGGCGTTGATGAACAGGCTGCACCGCTCCTCGTCGGCAAGGTCTTTGGCGGTGCCGGGATCGTAGCGGCCATGATACTGCTCAAGGTCGGCGATCCAGCGGTCCTCCAGACTGACCCGCTTGCCGATCCGGGCAGTGACTTCAGCCTCCAGCCGCCCAACAATTTCCTTCAGTTTTTCCTTGGATGGTGGCCGCATCCGGGGGGTTACGTCGTCGGTCAGCAGGGTGTTCTGCGCCGGGGGATTCATCACCATCATGTCGGCCATAGCTAATATCCTGCCCTTGAGTCAGCGGTTTTCATGCCTGATCCACCCCTGTCCGCCTTCAGAGGTTCAAGCGTTGCGACCTTGTTCCATGTGCGCCAGAGGTAGCGCATGCAGTCCATCAGGTGGTCGTCCTGACCGTCCTTGATCTTGCCCTTCTCGTCCCGCTGGTAGACGCGGTACTCAGCCTTGAAGGACTGGAGGGTGGAGAAAATCTTAAGCTGGCCGAGCGCCAGCGCCTGCCAGACGGCGATCAGCCCGGACTCCAGTTCGTTGTTGGCGTCGATCAGGATCAGGCCGAGCGACTGGTATTCGGCCTTCAGTTGCTTGCCGTCCTTCTGGCTCGATCCCTTCGCCGCCGGATCGATGCAGCCCCTGATCCACTCGCCCCGCTGCTTCAGCGCGGTGGCGTGGACGACCGGCAATTGCTGCCCTTTGTAGTGTTCGCTGTAGAGGTAGATGATGCCGTCGACCGGGTTCTGAGCGCCCCACAGGCAGGCGGTGCGGTTCCAGCCGACGTCGAGCGCATAGGCCTTCTTCCAACCAAACGGGATGGCGAACGGCCTGACCTCGATGTCCGATATCGGGATCGGGTAAATCACCCCCGATCCCATCGTTGGCTCACCCCGCGAGCGGGCATCGCGCAGGTACTCTGGCGTCGAGTCCAGCAGTTCCTTCTTGGTCTTCTCGTCCAAGTGCGGAACGTCGTTCCAGCCCGCCTGCACGATGTATCTTGAGCCACTGACCTCTGGCATCAGCGTAGCCTTGGCAGGCCGACCGTGCCGCCACCGACGAGGTCGAGCAGCAAGACGATGACGACGATGCACAGCACGACGACGCCTGCCACCTTGATCATTCTGGCGGGCGGCTCCGGTATGAAGTTGTCCACTACATAGACAAGTAATCCGTAGAGGATGCCACAGATAAGCAAGTAAATGATGAGCGTTAACAAAGCATTGATCACCGCATTTCTCCTTCTTAGTTACCCATCCAGTTGCGCATGGTCAGCATGAAGCCTTCGCGGGTGAGTTCGCTGACTGGAGGTTCCGTGATTTCGACTGTGACACCGCCGAGCGAGACGGTGAGCGGGTCGAGTTGCCCCTCGCCAGCGCCGGTCGGCGGGGCGCTCTCATAGGCGTGGCCGGGAACAAGGTTGGCTTCCAGCCCCCACTTCCAAGCGAGGTAGCCTTCCAGCATCTGGCGGTCGGTGCCAGCAAGCCGGACGTCATACATGACGAACTCAGCGACTTCGAAGTCGCCGGTTTCCTCTAGGCCGGTGGTGGAATAGCCGGACAGCGCCCATGTGCCACCGATCCCCTGCGCGAGCGCTGGTGTTTGGTTGGCGATGATTGCGCCGTCCTTGAAGAACCGTGATCCAAGGGCGGTGGTGGCGTGCGCGCCGTACATCTTCCACGGTCCCGGCGGTGTGCCGTAGCCGGACCCTGCCGCCACCCAGCCGTTGTCGTACATCGCGTCCTGTACGCTGGTGTGGAAGCCGAGCAGGTAGTTGGTCGGCGGGTACTGCGACGAGAACGCGCGACCGGGAGTCGATCCCCACTGCCGCACCACATAGGTGATGGTGTAGTCGAGGGTCGGCCCGCCACTGCCGCGCAAACGTCCCTCGTTGCCGGTGAAGCGAACCACCGGCAGGCCGTTGAGCGTGGCGGTCTTCATCACCGGCTCCGGGGTGCCGACGATTGCCGGGTCGGTGCCGCCGCTGAGATTGTCCCAAGCCGTCACCGGGGCGTTGTTGGCCAGCCCAAGCTGCGAGGCGTCGAGCCAGACGTTCAGCCCGGACAGCATGTCGGGCGACCACTCGCCGACGCTGACCGGCACCTCGACGTCAACCCGGACCACCGCCGAGACGGTGACGTTGTTGAGCGCGACCGTCGCCGAGAGATTCGTGTTGTTGAGGGTGGTGCCGACGTTGGTCGTGGTGACCACAGTCTCGTTGCCGAGCGCCGGGGTTATGGCGAGGTTAGTGTTGTTTAGCGTGACGATGGTGCCGCTGGCGGTGTCGACCGTCTCATCGCCCAGCGCCACGCTAACAAACTCGCCGAACACCGTGACGCTGACGTTGCTGGTGGTGCTGACTGTCTCGTTGCCAAGCGCTGCGGTGGCGCTGAGATTGGTGTTGGTCAGCGTCGTACTGACCGAGGTGGTGGTGGCGACGGTTTCATTGCCGAGGCTGACGCTGGCCGACAGACTGGTGTTGGTCAGCGTGACAGTGACGTCGGTGCCGCCGCCGCCAGTCGGCGCTTCGGCAGGCCCGCGCAGCGCGAGATGATAGGCCGACCACGGAGGGTCGCTGCCGGGTCCCAGCGAAGTGGTGTCGCCGCGCGCCGTATACGTGCGGGTCTGAACCTTGAGCAGCACGGTGTCGTAATGCTCCGTCCACAGGATGCCGCTGCCGAAGACGTCTTGTGGATTGCCGGACCAGTTGTGGTTGATGGCAAAGCCAAGCGTGTTGGTCTGGTTGGGGCTGATCGCAGACCAACCGGCGGCGAGTATGCCGCCCGTGTCCCAGTTGAAGGCGAAGCTATCAATCGGATTGCCAGTCGCCACGCAGCCGCTGACCGCCAGCATGACGATCTGGGTGCTGTTCGTACTGTGGCTGAAGGTGTAGCTGGACGGCTCGCCGGACGCCCGCTTCCAGTAGACGTACAGTTCGCCATGAAAACCACCGTAGGCAAGATGGTTGGGCTTCTGAAGCAGCTTGAAGCCGGTCGGCGGGGTGACGGCATTGATCGTGCTGCTGTTCCCGGCAAACATCGCGACGAGCAGGATGTCGCCATCGACAGTGCCGGTCGGCTTCGAAACCGTGGTGTCGGTGCGACCGGCGTAGGTCAGCGAGGCGAGCGAGCGGACGGCTGGCGGCAGGATAAGTTCCCCAGCCTCGTAGTCGTCGGCCCACGGATTGAAGACAGTGGCGCGGGCCACCAAGCCCTGTCTTGTCGAGGTCAGCGCCGCACCGATGGTGCCAGATGTCAGCAGCGTGCCGTTCCTGTAGACCCGCCACGCATCGCCGCTAACCCCGGTGCCACTCACCTCAAGGCGGACAATGTCACCGTTGGCATACACGTTTGAACTTGAATACAGGCTGGTCAGGGAGCCACTGACCCGGCGGTAGACCTCCAGTTCGCCGCCGCCTAAAGCGAAAGCGCCGACGCGAATGCCGATGAAGTTGTTGCTGTCGGCAAGGCGGCAGCAGGCGAACGGCCCGGTGCCGTTGGTGCGGTTCAGCACCTTGTACTGGACGTACTGGTTCAGGCTGGCGACGTCAGGTGACTTGTAGGCCGAGCCGGTCGAGTTTGTCGTGGTGCAACCAATCTGGTTGCTGTTGATGACGAACGCACCGCTGATCGCCCCGTCATGCGACCACGACCAGCCGCCCGACGCAGCAGCACTCTCCAGATTGCCGTTGGCCCGGTCGAAGTTGTCGAGGGATGGGTCCGCGACAAGCGGCTCCAGATCGCCAACCCCCTTGAACGAGGCAATCTGGGCGATGCGATCATAAAGGACGGCGGGGTAGGTGCCGCCGGTCGAGACGCCGGTCGTGTCGTCCCCGGTGACGATCTTGTAGGCCATTCCGACAATGGTGTTCTGGGTAGAGGAAGTTGGTCCGTGCCCAGCCGTCCTGACGTGGGTAAAGCCGTTGGTCCATGAGGTGACGTCGCCCGACAGGTCGGTGTTCTGGTTGCCGCCCAGTGCGGCGATCACCAGCCGCTCGCCGGTCGATGGCACAACACTGGCCGTCGTTGCGGTCGCGCCACCGCCAAGGCCTTCCAAGACGGTGGTGGCATCGATCTGGTCGCCGCCCTCGAACTCCGCCATCACCCAAGAAACGTAGGCCGTCGGGTTTGTCGTGAAGGTGAAGGAATTGCTGCCGTCGCTGATCCGCCACCACAGGTAACTGCCGGTGTTTTCGCGGTTTTCCACCGCCTGAAACCAGCCTGCGTCAGGGTTGTAGTTGTAGGCACCAGCGGCAATCGCCAGCACGATCAGGTTGCCCGCAGTGGGTGCAGTCGAGAAGGCTAGCCCAACAGGGTTGGAGGCGGTCGTCGCGCCTTCCGCCGACTGGACAAAGGCAAGTGGCGGCAATGTGGGACCACCGCCACCGCCCGGAATGACGCCCAGCCCGACCGGGATGTTATCGCCGAAGACCGGCACGGCAACGTTGCGGGTGGTTGCCACCGTCACCGAGGCCAGCGCTACCGTGGCGCTGTTGGTGGTCAGGGTGGTCGAGATATTCACCACGCCGCTTGCCGTGACGCTGGCCAGCGAGACGGTGGCGAAGTTGGTCGAGGGGAAGACGTTGGCGCTGCCGGTGACGGTGACGTTGTTGAGGTCGGTGGTGATGGCGTCGACCTGCCCGGTGGCCGTGACATTGCCTGCCGTTGTCACAGTCACGCCGTTGATCGCCGGGGTGGCCGAGAGGCTGGTGTTGGTGAGCAGGGTCGAGACATTCACCGCCGCTGCGACCGTCTCGTCACCCAGCACCACCGTGATCGCGTTGGTGGTCGGGTAGACGTTGGCGCTGGTCACCACTGTGGTGGCGCTGGACAGCGCGGTCGAGGCGGTCAGCCCGGTGGTGATCGGCACGATGATGCCGCTGTCGGTCACCGCGGTGACATTGGCGAGCGTCGGCGTGACGGTCAGCGAGGCGGGGATCGTGATGGCCCCAGTGCTGACCGACTCGTTGCCAAGGCTGGTCGAGGCCGACAGGTTGGTGTTGTTCAGGGTGGTGCTGACACTGCCGGACGTCGCGACTGTTTCATCGCCGAGAGTGACCGTGGCCGAGTTGGTGGTCGGGATCACCACCACGTTCTGGACGCCAGTGGCGGTGACGCTGGCCAGCGCGGTGGTGGCGAAGTTGGTGGCCGGGAAGGCGGTCTGGCCAGCGCCGACAGACTCGTCGCCAACGAAGGTCAGCACCGAATTGGTGGTCAGCAGGGTGGTGACCCCGGTGCCAACCGAAACCGAAACGTTGGCAAGCGAAACCGAAGCGCTGTTCGTCGTCAACAGCGTACTGACGTTCTGGACCGCCAGAACCGACTCGTTGCCGAGCGTCGGCGTGACCGTCAAATTGGTGTTGGTCAGGGTGGTGATCACCCCGGTGCCGGTGACCACGGACTCGTTGCCGAGGCTGGTGGTCGCGGCAAGGCTGGTATTGGTCGGGATGACCGTGACGCTCTGGACGGTGGTGACCGTCTCGTCGGCGAGAGCGACAGAAACTGACAGGCTGGTGTTGGTCAGCAGGGTGCTGACGTTTGACGTCGTGGCGACCGTGACGTTGGCGAGCGTCGGCGTGGCCGACAGGTTCGCATTGGTCAGGATAGCTGTGACGTTGGGTGGTTTTTTATTTCCGAGGTAGAGCCTGTACGGCATGACGGCCCGCCTATGTGGTCGTCGGGATACTCACGACGAAGTCGGACCATTCCTTCGGGGATGTCTGGTCGATGCAGACCAGTGTCACCACGTCGGCGTTCATTTCGGTCGCGGACAGCGTGATCAGCACCAGTACAGAGGCAGCAGGACTGACGGTCGGCAGCGTCGTCAGGTTGGTCAGGCCGCCACCGTCCTTGTCGACCTTGAAGTCACCGGCAGCAATCGTCGGACTGGCCTTGAAGCTGCCGGGAAGAGTCTGGTCCTCCAGCGATATGCGGATCAGGAAATCCTCGTTCTTGACCGGGGGATTGTAGGGAGCCGCCATGTCACATCGCCATCATGAGAGTTGCCTTCGGCATCGTCGTCCTGAAGGTGATGCCGCTGTTGTTTCCCAAGTCCAAAGCGGGCGCGAGGGTTATGCTCCCGGCCCCGGCCTTGACGATGTCCGCAACGTAGACGTTCCTGCCGGTGACGGCTCCCGACGTGGTGAGGGTTTGCTGCACGCCTACGGCGTCGGACTTGATGTAGGCGGGCGCATCCCGCGTCCCGGTCCACGTCCCGCCAGTGATCGACATCGCGCCGATCAGTTGGAGGTAGACTGGCCCGGTGAGGTTGACGGTGCCGAAGGTGCCAGAGATGGAAACCCGCGCGGTGCCGGTCTTCGGGCCAATCGTTACCGCATTGGTGATGTTCACCGTTCCCGGCGTTATCACGTAGGTAACCCCGCCGGTTGACGCTAGGAAGGTGATCGTCGCCGACCCTGCGGTATAGGTCAGGTTGGTGCTGGTCCCGGTGTCCCACAGCGTTGCTGTGTTGCCGGTAAACGTCCACGCGCCGTTGCCCATGTTCAGGGTCCGGGCGATGGACCCGGAACTGGCAAGCCCCGAAGTCGTCACGTTCTTGTTGTTGGCGTTGATCGTCCCGCTGGTCAGAATGATCGAATTACCGCTGGTGACATTGTCTGCGAAGAGCATCGTGCAACCGGCGAAGCCAACGGTGATGCCGCGAATGGTGTGGCCGTTGGTGGTCAGCGTGATCGTCGCCGCGACCTGCCCCTGAAGGCGTGGACCAGTCGCTGCAAACGTCATCCCGGTGCCCAGCGTGATGGCCGTGCCAGAGACGGCAATGAGCGGTGTTGCTGACCCTGTGAGCGTCCCGGTGAAGCCGGTGCAGTTGAGGTTGAGACAGGGCCGCGACCCCGTGACGCTCACGCTGACTGCGCCGGAAGCGGCGTCGAGGAAGACGTTGTCGGCAGCGGTCGGGATAGACGCACCGCCAGCGACACCGGACGCGGTCGCCCACTTGGTGCCGACCGTAGTGTCCCAAGCCGCACTGCCGCCAACCCAGTAGCGATCCGCCATCAGACCATCCCCACCCGGCTGGAGGCCTTGATCAGGCCGGGATTGCAGGTGATGCCGGTGTTGCCGCCAGCGTCCCAGCATGGCGCGAAGACAATCGTGCCTGCGCCAGCCTTGGTGACGTCCATAGCGAGGACGTTCTTGCCGGTGATGCCTGTCGTCGTGGTGAGGGTTATTGCCACCGCATTCACGGATTCCAGCGATATGACCCCGCCCGCCCTGCCGTTGAAAGCGCCGTTCATCGTAAAGGCGGTAGACATCACCAGCCTGTTTGGCCCGTTGACGGTGAGGTTGTTCCAAGTGCCGCCGCCTATGGAAACACGGGAGCCAGCAACCCCAGCAAGGATAGTTACAGCAGCATCATTGGTCATGGTGCCAACTGATAGGGTGTATCCGACCGCGTTCGATGGATTAAAAATGAGCGTTGAACCGGAAGAATTAAAAGTCAAATTAGTTGTGCCAATGAGCCATAGAGTAGTCGTTGCTGAACCGCCTATAGTCCACGTTCCACTTCCCATAGTAAGTATTCTTACGTTTGAGTTGCTGCTACTCAACCCGGAAATACTAACGGCATGACCGTTGGCGTTGAAGTTTCCCAGAGTGAGGGTTACCAAACCGCAGGTGAGCGGGTCAGCAAGGCTTACCGTTCGCGTTGACCCGTTGATGGTGATCGCATTGAGGGTCTTGCCGTTGCTGGTGAAGGTCGTTGTCGTCGCCGACCCGGTAAAGGCGAGGGTCGGAAAGCCAGCACCTATCGTCATGCCAGACGAAATGGTGCAGGGCGTGCCACTGATCGTGATGCTGGGCGTGGAACTCCCGGTGATCGTTCCGGTAAAGCCGGTGCAGTTGAAACTCGAACAGACCTGCGCACCGACGACATCGACCGACACGGTGCCAGAGGCAGCATCGAAAAAGGCAATGTCAGAAGTGGTCGGGACAGCCTGCCCGCCAGCAGCGCCACTGGTCAGCGCCCACTTGGTGCCCACCGTGGCATCCCATGCAGCGCTGCCTCCGACCCAGTAGCGATTGGCCATGCCTCATGACCGATCTACAGGATTCGAATGATGGCGTTGGTCGAGTCACCAGCCGGGAACTGCACCGTGAAATTGCCTGCGCTCGATACCTTGTCGGAGCCGAAGTCGAGGACGCAGACGCTGGGATCGCCGGATGCGGTGTCGTTGTAGATCAGTGCGCCCCGCGCCGTGATGGTCGAGGTGCCCCACGTTACGTCATCGAAGTCGGCAAACGCCGTGGTCGAGGTCAGCCCCGGCATCGAAGCCGGAATCACCAGCACGTTGCCGCCCGCCGTGTAGCCGGTGCCTGTCACCTGATTGCTGATGGCGGCGAGGTTGGCGGTGCCAGCGCCGTCCGTCGAGGCGTTGGTGACCAGCGCCATCTTGAACGAACTGCCGGTGGTGGTGGTGAAGTTATGCACCCCCTTCAGCATGTCCTGCTTGAAGACGTTGGTGATGGCTTGGGTGGGCGGCATGGTTGAGCCTCATTTCCGGTACAGGCGATCCGATTCAATCGCGCGCTTGAGGCCGTCAAGCACGGTCGCCAGCATGTGCTGGCGATACGCCAAGGCCTGCGCCTTGATCGGTTCCGGCGCGTGTTCGCCAATGACAATCAGCCGGTCGACAATCCGCTGGGCGTAGTATTCCGGCGGGTGATCGCCGTCCGTCGTGGTGACCACCGTCACCCTGCCTAGCTGCGCACCATTCAGCATCAATCCACCAGCGCCTTCAGCCTGCCCAGCCGCCCGTCGAGGTCGGCCTGCCGCTCGTTCAGCTTCTTCGCGTACTCTTCCAGCTTCTGCTTGTGCGCCTCGTTGTCGGCGAAGGCCTCGTCCAGTTGCTTGGACTGGGCCGACAATTCACGCGACAGCTTCTCCAGTTCGGTCTGCCGGGAGTCGAGCGCCGCCTGCTGTTCAAGGTTGTACTTGGCCTGATCCGCAGCCTGCTCCTTGAGCGCCGCTGCCTTGTCCTCGTTGGCCTTCTGCTGGGCGTCCAGCTTCTTCTCGCGGTCGTAGATCACCGCGTTGCGCTCATCGAGTTCCTTGACGGTGGTCTTGATGTCCTTCTCGCGCTTGTCGAGTTCCAGCGCCTTGGTGTCGAGTTCAGCCTCCTTGGTGCGCAGCGCCGCCAGCGCCTCGTCGTGCTTCTTGGTGGCGTCCTGAATCTGCTCGATGCGCTGGATGGTGGCCTTCGGATCGCCGACGATACCCAGCAGGCTGGTGAAGGGATCGGCCCCGGCTTCGCCGCGTGAACTCATCATGGCCTATGCTCCCCCGGCGACTGCCGCGACTCTGAAGCCCTGACCGGCGGGCACGCCGACATAGCGCGTTTCGCCCGCGCCAATGCGCTGCTTGATGGTGGTGGCGGTCGGGCTGACACCCCACGCAAGGCAAGCGGCTTCCTGCGCATGGACCATCACGAAGCTGGTCTGGGCGTTGAAGACAGCGGATGTACCGGGGAGAGTGATGGCCTGTTCGACTACGGAGGGTTCCATGCCTGCGGCAATGAAGTTTGAGCCGGTGTCGCGCGCGAGGTCACGGTATTCCGTCAAGAACAAAGCCATAGGAGTTGAGCCTCTCCAGATGTGGCAATGCCCGCCACCCGGTTGCCGTTCGGGCGATGGATGGCAGGCATTGAGCGTGACAGCGTTAGCTTGCGCCGGACCACTGCCCGCGTCGGGAATATCGTTCAATCCCGGTCAAAACACAACAGGTGGGGAAGTGCGGCGGTTTTCGCAGCCGCCGCTCTGCCTACTCGCAACTCCCGGCCCACCTGCCGCCTCTCATTGACGGGGTATGGTGGCGTTGTCTTCGGTTGCTTTCGCTCGGAATTTCAGACGTTGACGTGTTCCGGGTCGGGATGCTCGTCAGGCTCTTCGCCCGTGCCGGGTTGATCGTTGGAGTCGGGATCGTCCTCGTTCTCGACAATCTCCTTGGTGGGTTCGAAGTCATCGTCGTCATCGTCCGGGTCGCGCGGCGGCGTGGTGAAGTCATGCACCGGCACGGTGTCGGGGTTGGCCGGGTCTTCCGGCGGCAGGTCGAAGCGGTAGCCGGGAATGCCCGTCTCCGGGTCCATGAACATCGGCATTGGTTAGTTCCTCCTTATGGCAGCATTGCCCGGACGGCTGCGTCCTTGGCTTCAAGCAGCTTGCGTAGCGCCACCGTCCGCTCGGCGTTGCGCGGCGTGGTGCCAATGATGTGCCGCGCCAGCGTACAGAACGGCTGCGATGCAGCCCGCAGCCTGTCGGGCAGGTGGGCGTAGTGGAAGTAGCGCAGGATCGGGTCGGTCGCCAGTTCGCTTTCGCTGAACTCGATTGGTGCGGGATGGATGTCTGGCATGTTTAAGCCACCACAGTTGATGTTTCTATGTACCATGCGAATGCAGTCGCTCATGGCGCGATCAATAACAGTAGGCCAAATGCCAGCAGCAGCGCCACCAGCCAGAAGAGCATCCATTCCACATCAGCCCGCTTCATGGACCAGCCACGCTATCCCGCCCGTGATCGCCACGATCAGCAGAATATAGATCACCACCCAGAGCAGCAGGGAATAGTCATCCCGGTCCATCGTCTTCGTCGGTCATCGCCGCCTCGATGTCATCGCTCAGTTCATCGAGCGTATCATCAATCTTCCTGTTGTGCGGGTGGCGTTTGGTGCGCTGGATTTTCTCATGCCTGCTTAGGCGGACCTCCGTCTTGTCGAGCATTTCCTCGACCGTCTTGAGGCGGTTCTCCACCACCTTGGCGTGGGCCAGTGCGCGGTCGCGTTCCCGCTCGGCCATCACCAGCGCGCCCCGGTAGGAGCGCCCGAAGTAGTCGATCAGCATGTCGGCCAGATTGTCGCGGTCGTGCAGGATGGCTGGCCCGATCACCAGTTCGCCGTCGCGGATCGAGAAGTAGACGCCCTTGCGCCCGGAGAAGGTGACATCGTCGCCGTCCTTGCCCGGTATCGAGCGGCAGGCGCTGCCGTGAATCCCCGGCATGATCGATTGTGGCTGGCTCATAGTTTGTCCCCCAGAAGGATGGTCTGCCGCGCGCGCTCCATTTCGAGTAGCTTGAGGCCCATCACGATATCCTGCGCCAGCCGCTCTGGCATGGTGACTTGGATGTCCATCCCGCCGTCCTCCTTCTGCACCAGCTTGGCGCTGAATGGTGAGGCGTGCAGCGGGCCATAGACGATCTGGCCAAGATGGCTGCTGCCGTCGACGCCCATCATCCGCAGGTCGCGGTAGTCGAAGTCCAGATTGCGCTTGGTCATTCCCATCCCCTCCACCACCAGATTCCACTATCCCACTCGTACTGGCCGCGCTTCGTCTCGATGAACGGCTGATCGTAGGTGTGCATGCCGGGGGTGAACGGCGCGCGTTTCATCCCTGCCAGCGGATAGACAGGATCGCCCTGCGAGATCAGCTTCTGGCCCTTGCGTGGACCACCAAGGCAGATGCCTTCGTAGGTGAAGCGGTTGACCGGGGTCATTCGTCTTCCAGTGAGTACATCGGCTTCTGCTCAGGCTCCCGTGCTGGCGCGGCGAGGCCGTTGAGCGCGGTGCTCTCTACACGGAAGGCCAGACCATCCTTGATCGGAAACCGGCTGCACTCGTTGACAATCCGTGTGAGCGCCACATCTTTGACCTCGATCAGCGCCCGCAGTCCAGCCAAGTTCTCCAGCGTGACGGTAGCCAAGTGCGCCATTGCCGCATCCTTGGCCGCGATCTGCGCCTCAAGAGCCTCGATCTCCTTGTGCAGGCGACCGATTTCCTTGTCATATGCTTCGAAGTTTTTGGCTACCTTGGCTGGGTCGAGCATCACTCCGTCTCCTGTGCTGGCGCGGCGAGGGCTTCACGGCCCGCAATGGTGGCGTTGTCGTAGTCCTTCAGCATCTGGGTGAACATTGCGTCAGAGGCGACAGCCTTGCTGGGCTTCACCTTCATGTCCTCAGCCCTGATGATGAGGCTGGTTGTCGCGACCAGTGATGCCAGCACCTGAAGCAGCGCCGCATCCTTTGCCGCGATCTGCGCCCGCGCCTCATCGATCTTTTCGTAAGCCCGTTTCAGCACGTAGCCGTTTTCGTATTCCGCGATCTGCGCCCGCGCCTCGCGTAGTTCGGCCTCAAGCTGCGAAATGTAATCATCAGGTGGGAAGCCTGCGCGAGCGGTCATGTCGGCCATCACTCCGTCTCCCGTGGTTGGCGCGGCGCGATCTGCTTCCCAAGCACGTCTTAATGCATCGCGCTTCACGCCCATGAAGAATGATCCATTCATCTTCACATCGACTTCAACAGCTTCACGATAGAGGGTCAGCGCCGCATCCTTGGCCGCGATCAGCGCCAGCGCCTCGTTAAGCGATCCTTTTGCCAATGTGAGTGCAATCTGTGTCCGAGCCAGTTCGGCCTCAAGCTGCGAAATGTAATCGTCAGGCGGAAAGCCCGCGCGAGCGGTCATGTCAGCCATCACTGCGGCTCCGACCACGGCTTACTCGCCTCGATGGCAGCGTTGACCCGGCTGCCGGTGTACTGGCCCATGTGCGGGATCGCGGCGCACGTCTTGAGCGCCGCCTGCAAGCGGGCAATCTCCTCCTCAAGCCGCTGATACTGGGCGACGGTGTACTGGTAGCGATGGTCGGTCATGTCTTCTCCTTGGCCCGCTCACGCGCCACGATTTGCTGAACGCGGGTGCCGGACAGGCCGTACAGCTTGCCGATCCTGTCGTTCGACATCCCAGACTTGCGCATCCTGTAGATCGCCCGGTCGCGTTCGGGATTGGGTGGCGGGTGCTTGATCACCATGCGACGGCCTCCTGCTGGGGTCGAGATACCATGTGTGCCAGATCGCTCCGGGCTTCAGCGTCAGGCCTTGCGGCGGCAGTGCCCGCGCCAGCACCTTCTTCGGCGGCTTGTTCTCCTGACGCCAGCGCTCGCGCCTGTTGTGCTTGGCAATGATCTGGTGGACGCGGCCCCGGCTAAGGCCGTAGCGCTCGCCAATCTCCCGCATCGTCATGCCGGTCCTGTACCAGCAGACCATCGCATCGGCGCGCAGCCGGTTTTCCCGCTGACGTTCGAAGAAGTCCTGAGTTACTACGATTCCAACGATCTGCCTGATGCGAGCGACACCAAGATCGTAGAGGCGAGCGATATACTGAAGCCCCTTGCCATCCCGATACAGGGTAATGATCGAGGTGTCGCGTTGCTGGCTGGGTTTCATATAACTCATCCCCAGACCGTACCACAAAACTCAGCAGCGTCTACATATGTCCAAGGGTTGCCTTGTCGCTCGAAAGTTGGAATTGCAAAACCGTCTTGGTCATGCCTTCCAGCGGCGTGAAGGTCAGCAGGATCATGCCCTGCGTCGTCATGGTGCGGATCAGCCCCTCGCCGTAGACGTCTTCCGGCACCTCCTCATCGAACCAGATCAGGTGCTGCGCCGTGCCTTCGAAGCTGCCGCGGCCCTGCTCGTAGGACTTCAGGCCGAGCGTCGACCAGCCGCCAGCGCTGTGCCGGACTCTGACGGTGTCGGTCAGGTCATCGACGCCACGCTTCCATGTCACCCTGCCGATCAGGTGGCCGGGAACCATGCCGGTGCCCTCCAGCACCTTGCGCATGCCGTCGTAGGCGACCGGGCCGAGCAGGGACTTCTGGACGATGTCGCGGGTGGTTTCGTTGCGCCGACCGCAGGCCCACACCCGGACTGGCTGGGTGAAGCGTCGGCCCGTCCACCAGTCGGGATAGATGCCGGTCAGGTGGCAAGTGGTTTCGTAGGCACCGCAGGTGGTCTTGCCTACACGATTAGCTGCCAGAAAGCAGCGCTCCCGGTAACTGGCCCCAGCCTCGAAAAACTCCAGATGGCGAGGGTAGTGGCGGCGGGCGTAGATGACGACGTTGCCGTCTGCGTCGAGCCGGTCTTGGTCTGGGAAGAGGTCATAGAACTGTCTCATCTTCAGGCGGGAAAGCAGGGTCGAGGTGAGCGCAGCATAGTGCTGCTGCGTTTGCAGCGACAGCCGCTGGATGTCTTCGGGCGGCAGCAGGGCAAGGACATCAACCATGTGCTGAATCGTGCCCCACGGCCTTCTCTGTGGCAAGGCGGGGCCATGCACGCCCTGTTCTATCCCGTTAAACTACGGTCTGGCCATGAACCCAGCCGAACGGGAGTCGAACCCGTACCTTGGCGCATGCACATCCTACGCAAAATGTGGAGGCGATATTCGAACTATTTTTGCGTCGAATACCGCCTTGACAGGTCAAGCCGCCTGCTTCTGCGCCGCCTCCCTGCCACTCCACGCCTTGAAGGCAGCCTCATCGAACGGCACCGGGCTGAATCGCTTGGCGATCCGGGCGGTGTTCAACCAGTCTGGCTTGCGGGAGTTCTTGTGTTCGACGGGGAAGAGCGGCTTGCCGCGAAGGTAGGCGTAGGCCAGCAGGCTGGCGCGGGCCTCGCGTCGGACGTCGATGACGCGGTGGTTGTGCAGGGAGTCCCGGACTTGTCCGGCGGTCTTGCGTTCCTCCTGCCTGATGATGACGGCTTCGGCAGCGAGGCTTTTGATCTTGATCTTGAGGTGGGGAATCTACGTCATGGTCAGTCTCCTTTGGCGTCCCTGACAGGGTTCGAACCTGCATGAAGCTGGTCTAGAGCCAGCCGCCTAACCATTCGGCCACAGGGACATCCAAGGTGTCAAGGCTAGTTGATCGTGCTGCGGGTGGTGACCACGTCGGTCAGTACGGCACCCAGTGCGCCGTCTTCGTGCGCCTTCTCGACCAGCGCCTTCATCATCCTGCGAAACATCGGATCGCCGAAGGCCATCGAGAAGCCGAGCGCCACCAGATAGTCCTCTGGCACCAAGGTGTCCTTGTCGTGGTCCGGCACGCGCAGGCAGACCATGCCGTCGCGGACGTACAACTGGATGTCGGTCGGGACCGGTTTGTAGTTGGCATCGTCGGTGCTGAGTTCGTCAGGCGGTCTGATCTTCACTCTTCGGACTCCCCTTGGCAACCGACCCAGCCGCTGAACTGCTTACCGTAGCGACCGCCAAAGACCATCATGTCGGTGCCCTTCGCCGCCTCGTTGGCCTCTTCCGCTGTCGGATAGACGATCACGTTGTAGTCCCAGTCGAGCAGGAACCAGAAGTCAGGGTCGGTCATGTCGCACCTGTGTGGTCGGCACCGCGTACTCGACGCCCGGATCGGTGGCGACGACAGTCCACCTTGGCCGGGTGCTGAAGTAACGCGGTCGCTTGAACTTGATGGTGTCGCGCGGCTTCGGCTTCGGCTGCACGCCCATCAGCGGCTTGGGCTTGCTCAATTCTGCACACCGGGCTTGAGCGCCCGTGCCTCCGCATGGATGGCGGCGATTTCGAAGCGCAGTTCCTCCTCGCTCATGGTGGCGTAGCTGTGCGTCACCTGCACGCTCTGCTTCTCGGTCATCAGGCCGAACAGCTTGGCCTTGGACACCGAGGCGGCATGCGCAGCGCCAGCGTTCTTCAGCTTGATGGCGAAGCGGCGATCCTCATCGAACTGCTCCATCATCGACTCGACCGT